AGATAAGATTATTGAGTCCAAAAAAAGATAATGGAGCAGGGCGTTAAAAGGATCTATCATCTTCTTCACAATGAATTAGATAGAGTGAAGAACAAAGACTTAGATTTGAAAAAAATCTATATCGAACACGATGGAGAATTATTGCCATTCGCAGAAAGCGTAGATGCCGAAAAATATCAGATAATAGAAGAGATTAAAAAGAAGAATGCCAAAAATCTTAACTTTGTAATGATGTGGCAGAAAAGCCAAAAGTGGCTCTGCGAAAATACTAGCGGAAATGCCTTTAAGTTAATTTCGTATATGATAAGCGAACTCAAGTTTGATAACGCTGTGTATGGAATAAACTATAGAAAAATAGCTAAAGAAATTAACATCTCAACACGAACAGTTACAAGAGCCGTGAAAGAACTCGAAGATATAGGAGCTGTGAAAGTTACAGGGAAAAAAGGAAATAAAGTTTATCACGTTAACCCCGCATTAGCTTGGAAAGGAGCGTTCCACACAATAGCATATAAACTTAAAATGTTTGACGATAAAATGAAAATAGAAGGATTATGGAAGAAATAAAGCTGCCCTTTAAAGAAGAAGAAGAAGAAATTCAGACAGACAAGTGGATGCCCTCACATAAGCCGTTAGAATATCCAAAAGCTTTTGTTCGATGGATTGATAGCATAAATAAAGGGTGGAGGAATATGACAAAATATAAACCCTTTGAAATATATGTTAAACAATCAGAGCAGTGGATTAAAGAAAAAGACGACATTACCAACTACAGAGACATTGACGCACAAGAAGATTATATCGTTCAGGAATATCAAAGGTGTCAGGAAAATACACTTTACTTCGGAAATAAATATGGATGGCTGAAAGAAGGAGACGCAAAAGGAGGAACCCTGAATTATGACGCTTGGAAAGCACAGCAAATACTACTGTTCCTTTTAGACTCAGGATATAATTGCATAATAGGAAAAGCAAGACAAATAGGATTCACAACAACAATGGGTCTTGCCGCTATGAAAAGAATAAACTTTAATAAGTCCTATTTCTGTAAATTTATAACCCACACCAAAGACAAAGGAGAAGAAATATTCAGAGATAAAATAAGATGGGGATTCGGACAGATACCTGAATGGCTCAGACAACCCGTTTATAATGATGCACATAATATATTGTCTCTTCAAGAAAAAGGAAAAAAAGGTAGCACAAAAGGAGCATACTCAAGAATTGAAGTGGCAACTCCCGTAATTGATGCCATAAATGGAGGCTCCCCAAACTTAGTGCTTATAGATGAAATAGGTCTTTTTGATTTGTTTGGAAAAATGATGAGAGAAGGAAGACCTACTCTTTTTTATTTTAATCCTGATAATAACCTAATGGAAATGAGACGTCAGCTTTTTGCGTGGGGAACAGGAGGAGAAATGTCAAAAGGAGGAGCTGTCTTTGAGTCGGAGTTTAAAGCAACGCTTAACGCTTGGAGAGAAAGAAATTTTGAATACGGAATAATTCCGCTTTTCTTTGACGCCTACGCTAGAGAAGGAATGAACGAAAATATATTTAAAAAAGAAAAGAAATACTATTATTCAAAAACAGGAGTAGAGCAACAAACATCAAGAGTGCAGTTCCATCAACATTATCCCATTACTATTGATGATATGTTCCTAAGAACAGCTAAAACCATTATCCCAATAGCAGAATGTAATAGGCACTTGGTAAAAATATACCACTTAAGCCCAACAGACCAACCTCAATACGGATATTTTGAGCCAATATACAATACAGCGTCCCCAACTCCCGATGGAGTTCTTCCCTATAAGCTTTTAGACGCAAAATGGATTCCGACAGAAGGGATGGAAGACGAAAGAACAACGTCTGTCGTTTTTAAACACCCTCCAACAGAGGAGAAATGGGAGTACAGATTTTATCAGGGAACTGACCCAATTAACTCAGAAACAGGACATTCAAAGATGTCTTCTTCTATTTGGGACGCATATACCAACACCTGCGCCTCTATGGTCTTCTATAGAGAGAGAGATTTTAAACAATGCTACCTACAATGCCTTTTACAAGGAATATATTATGATAGAGTTCATAAAAGAGGGGTTAAAGAGCTGATAGAGAGGAATATAGGAAGTATGTATTTTGATTTTCAGGAGCAAGTGGGTTTTGGCAAAAGAGTTGTGCCAAATAATGCACTTCCTCCATTTTTACAAACCCCCTCTAGTGGTTGGTGGGGAATTTCCAACAAAACAAACACAGCAGGACATATTGCTAACAAGGTTATAGAGATGACAGACGCATATGCAGACAACATCTACATATCTTGGTTTTTCCTTCAGCTAAAAACGTTTGTTGAAAAAGACCTTAGAACAGGAAACTCATCACGACAAACTAGATTTCAAGCAGGAGACCTTAAGTATGACTACGATGATGGAATATTTTCAATGGGATTCGCATACATAAATGCACAAGCACACCAAAGGTATGAGCCGCAAAAAATAGACGCAATTAAAGAAACAATAAGACGTCAAAGATATGTTCAAAACGCCCAAACAGGATGGAGAATGAGGCTAGCGGAAGTTGATGGAAGTGGAAAAATAATTAGATACATTAGCGGAAATTATTAAAAATAGTTCATTTTTTATTTTATATTTGTTTGAATTATACAGTGCGAGTATATAATTTTTATAAACTCATACCAAGCACATCGCACAGTGTTTCGTGTAATTAACACATACTAAAATGGCTAAAAAACCATATCAAACAATCGTCCTTAACGATGCTTTATCAGCAGACGTGGACTTAGAACAAGGAATGTTAGACATTCTTGACACGACAGCAGTTGCAGGAGAATCAGGACTTGCAGCAGAATCAAAAATTAAAATCACTGATGGCGTAAGCGTTGTTAAAAAAGCATACTCTGCAGGAGTTCCTCAGGTTAATGACTATGCAGCAACCACAGCTTTAGCCGCCAACACAGAATACTCTCTTAGCATTGAGTTCCCTAACGCTCCAAGCGCAGAGTCAAATCAGCTTTATGCAATTAAAACTTACACATATACTTCAGGAACAGCCGTTCCTACAGCTGCAAACGTTGCTGACGGGATTGCAGCAAGAGTTGCTTTAGATTCAGAAGCAAAAGCTACTGTAGTTAATGCAGGGGGAGGAGCTATAAAGATTACTCAAAAAGATGTTGCTGACGGCTTAATGAATACAAGCGAAAGCAATTTGGGAGCACTTACTTTAACAACAGCTTATACTGCGCCTGCAGGAACTGCTGCGCTTGTTGAAGTTGATGCGCCAACCTACTCTATGGCAGGAGCTAATTATACTACTTGGGACATCACAGTATTAATTCCTCGCAGACACAATGCTGTTAGCGGAGGATTTGTTTATTATGAGGAACTCGCAAGGGTTTATGCTAATAATGGCACAGGAACAGGTCTTGTAGCTTTTACTACTGCATTAGATGCAGTTCTTGATGGCACTCACGCCACTGTAGCAGACTACTTGGGAATGCCCGCTTAATCTTATTGTTTACTTTACGGGAGGCTTTTGCCTCCCTTTTTATAACTAGAACTTATGCCTGTTAGAAAAAAAGAGTTAAAGCTCGCAAACAAAAAAAATAGAAGAGCAGAAAAAAACAAAAGAGTTGCTATTAAGCAAGGAGAAAGAACTCGAAGGAAGGCTATCAAGCAAGGAGAAAGAACTGAAAGAGATGCTAGCTATCAAAAATCAGAAAGAACAAAGTCTCGCCAAAACACTAAAAGAACAAAATCTTCCAATAAAACAAGCACTAAAAAAGCTATTATTGCAGGTCTTTTAGAAAGATATAAAAAGAAAAAAGCAGGAAAGACAAAAAAAGCAGGAAAGCCAAGCGACACAGCAAAAGGCATAAAGCCAATGACTCCTTTGATAATGTCGACTGCTATACCATCAACGTTGGCTCCTACGAGAGGAGTTAAGATTCCTAAGGAATATCAAAAGGAAAAGAAGGAGAAGAAGAAAATTATTATTCAAGGAGATGGAGAAGTAAACTATTAATTATGCCACGACCAAAAAAAACAATTACTAGAAGGGTTTCTAACCTATTAAGCTCTAAAAATCTCAATAAAGTAAAAAGAGGAGAGAAGATATATAAAAAGAGAGTAAAAAAATATGGAGATGGGGAGCTTTCAGACACAGCGTCTACACCTATTGTTAAGCCCACAAGAAAAGTAAGAAGAAAGCGTAAAAAAAATGCTAAAGAGTTTAGAAAAGCGTTGGCTGAAACAACAGTAAAAGGAATATCAAAAAGCTTATTTAGCGCAAGACCAAAATAAAACTTAAGGATATGCCAAGTAAAAAGAAAAAACTGAAATACGAGCAGGCTAAAACAATCTTTAGAAAAAGAAATAAAGAGAAAAAAGAAGAAGAGTATAGCAAGTTTGAGGAAAGGCAAAAAGAGAAAGGCAAAAAGAGAAAGGAAGAAAAAGCAAAAGCAGCAAAAAAACCCTCAAGAGCTAAACTAATTAGAGAAGCCACAGAAACAGCAAAAAAAGTAACAGTAGCAAGAACGGGAGAAGTTCAGCCTGTAAGCTATTCTCCGCCAACAGACGTTATAGTGAAAGCCGTTAGCGTTGGGTCGAAAGAAGGCAGTAAAGGAAAGAAGATAGTAAAGAAAAAGAAAAGCAACGAAGCGGAGAATGACCCAAACAGAAATGTTTCTAAACACGTTGTAAGAAAAATAACAAAGTCAAAAAAAGAAACTTCTAGAGGTGGATATAAAACAAGAAATGTTAGAGAAAGCTTTTAATTATGCCTGTTAAAAAAGTTAAACTTAAGCGAGGGGGAATGTCTTATCAAGGAGGCGTTAAAATAACCAAAGATAAGGTTAAGCGAATGAGGGTGGAAAAAGATGAAGAGCCTAAGGCTAAGAAAACAAAAGAAAAAAGAGTTAAGGGGAGTGCGTTAGTTCATTACAAACACCCAACCAAAAAAGATACTTATATTGTTTCTACTGAAAGAAAGAGGAGAAAAAGCGTAAAGGAAGCAGAGAAAAAGAAGAGGCGTGGAAAAAAATATGAGAAAGTTAGATTTATAAGAGCTAAATTTTAAAATATGCCTGCTAAAAAGATTAAAAAAAATAAAGTCTCTTATTCGGGATATCTTGACAAAGGAAGAAAAGAGTGGGAGGAAATAGAAGGAGCTTCAAAAGAAACAGAAGGTTCTTCTAAAGTAAAGGTTAAATTAAGAAGAAAAAAGGGAGACAAAAAGAAGCCAACAGAAAAGGATTTGGCTGAAAAGTGGAAAGACAAAAAAAATAGAAAGAAATTTAAACAAACAA